ATCGACTTCTTTCTCGATCTGAGCCTGAAAATTTTTATTGTTTAGAATCATTTGATAATGGTCAACTAAATCTTTACTTGGTTCATTAACGGTAATTATATCATTAAGTGCGACTTTTGTAAAGTTGTCTGTTGAAAAATTTAACCAATCAATGAGCGTAGTGCTAAACTCACCGTTCTGAGGGTTCATGAACGATTTAATTTCATATGGATTATGAAAAATTATATAACCCTTCCCTTCTATTTCTTCGGGAGCGACTTGAGTGATTATATTTTCTTTTGTTATGAGTTTAATTAGTTTATACTCAATATTCATTTCGGAAATAGTCCTTTTTTATACTACTCTGAAATTTTAACTTCATGAATTTTGAAATCAAATTTCTCTTCGTTGTAAATATTTAGTCTTTCATAAAAATGCCTCAGTGCAAAATTCATATGTGATTTATACTTCATATCATCAGCAATATCATACAACACTGCACGCTCTTTGTTATTTCCTTTCCTCAATCCTCTTCCAATCGATTGAAGATTTCGTATCCGACTCTTCGAAGGAGATGTAAAAACTACATTGTGTAGATTACGAATATTGACACCAGTAGAAAATGTACCATAAGAAGCCACGATAATTGCGTTTTTCTCTTTTTCTGTAATTCTTCGTATCTCTTCTCTAATTTCTGTGTCAACTCCTCCATGCACAAAAAAGACTCTTCTGTTTTCATCTGCGCCATCCTTTAATAAATTATGTAATGGAATTCCATGCTTTTCTACAAAGTTAAATAAAACGAGTGTATTACCCTTTAAATCTAGAACCAAGTTTTTAATGAATTCGTTTCTTCTATTGTTTGTAACAATCCACTCTACTTCGTCTGCGTATTTGGTTCCTTTCATTTCCTTACAAATTTTCTCAGAGTATTTAAGTACAATACACTTAATACTAAAGTCTGCAAGAGTTTTACTGTCAATTAGTTTTCTTGTGGTTGTAACTTGTTTTACATCACCAAACAATCCAGTCAAAACTAATTTGTGAGTTTTACTTCCATCCAAAGTTCCAGTAGTTCCAAATCTGTATTTACAATCAGTGAGTCTGTCCATAATCTTGTTTAAAGAATTTGCTTTAAATAAGTGACATTCATCACCAATTACAACATTAAACTGACCCCAATAATCTCTAGGCATCTTATAGATAGATTGCCATGTAGATATTACAACTTTCTTATTGGTTTCTTTACTCTGTCCTTGGAATATCTTGTGACAGTATTTTTCTACGTCCCATCCATAATCCGCAAAGTCAGAATACATTTGCGACACCAAAGATGTTGTGGGTACAATTATTAATATTTTCTTTCCCTTTACATTAGGATGCATATTATAAAATCTGACCAATGTATATATAATCAGAGATTTTCCTGATGCAGTAGGAGAAAGAAGTAGTGTTCGATTATAGTTGATTGCATGTTTTATAGCATCAAGTTGATAATCTCTATACTCAATTTTCTTTCCTTGACTGTATGGGTCAATATACTTACACAACTCTTGTAAGTTGTTATCTGTAAAATTTGTATCCGTTAAGTCATCTTCAAAGGACAGTTCGTATCCGTTTTTATCACAGAAAAATTTTAACTGATTTAGTAGTCCAACATACAATTTGCAATTAGTCGGATTGAACAGCCTGATTTTACCATCCCAATACTTGTTTTTATATGCAGGCATAAATTCAGCGCCAGGAACTTTAAATGTGAAGTAATCCACAAGCTCCTTTAACATGTGCAGTTCATCTGCGTCTACTTGTAAGTAAACCTCATTTAATTTAGCAGCATAAAATTTAGACATTAATTACCTTCTAACCACTTTTTCCAGTCTATGTAATTTTTTATAGTCCATTTCTTTTGGTCTATCAATATGTCTAATGTCTTACTAATTAAATCTAAAATTTGATTTTGAAGTAAAACATTCTTTTTTAACTTTAAAACATCTGGATCACTATCCATCCAAGAACCTACATCAGATTTAAGAATTCTGGTGCCCTCTATCTGCCATCCTTTGGATATGATTTCATCTTCAGACATCTTACCTGTATAGTACTTCATTTTATCACCGACTAATTTTTTATAGTCGAGTTCAATAAACTGAAGTTTTGTCTGATTTACTTGTTGGTAGGTCATCCACTTACCGATTAGATTTTGATTGTGAACTAGTTCGTCTTCTAGTCTTAGAAAATCAATCTTAACATCCTTTTCGGACTCTTTGGTAAGTTCTGCTATTTTTGATAATAAGTTAGAGTATTCACTCATGATAAAAAATCCATTCAATTAATAATTATTTATAATCGTTCCACCACATAGTTTCTGTACTGAAAATCTGCCTGTGCGACTGGTGGGGCCGCCTCAGTTGCGGATGTCGTTAATGGGATATCTCCAATAGAGATTGGAAATGCATCTTTAAATGTGACTCTTATAATTGGTTGTTCTTGATTATTATTTACAAGAATTGTGAGGTCATCAAATACAGATTTTAAGTTAATTCTTTTTGCGTTTTGGAAATTTCCATATTGTTGAAAATTTTCTGGGAAACCAAGTGCAGTAATCCAATCGTAAACTTCCAACCAGTTCTTCATATCTTCATCTACTGTAAATGAAATGCCCAATGGAGAATATATCAACTTATCCCCTGGCTCTTTTCTTGCAACGAATGGGGTTTCAGCGATCGCCTCTCCTAACTGTATGCCGGGCAAAGTTAACTCTTGTACATATGGGCCTAATGATGGACACATATTACTATTAAATGTAAAGTTTTGTGTATTTAAAAAATTTACAGAATTTGTTACAAGATCCATTATAATCTCCTTTTCACATATTATTTATGCCAAAAAAAAGGGGGAGTAAAACTCCCCCTAAGTACTATCAATCTATTTTGTTGTTATTATACAGAATTGATATTGTCTACACGGAAGATTCTGTAGTAGGTATTTGCACGAGCTGTAAGAGCACCGTTACCAACTGTTGTACCTTCTGCGTATGGGTTAGCAACCAATCCATAACGAGTCTTAAACCCGATTTTTGGTTGGAAACTGTTCTCACCAACTGCACGAACCATCTGTAGTGGAACGTATGGGCAATAGAAGAATCCAGCGTCATATGGTGATGTACCTCTGAATCCAACCATTACGAAGTCAGTGTTGTTTGCAGACGAGAAGTATGGGTCAATGTATACTTTGAAACGTCCGTTAAGTGTTCCAGCAAATGTCGAACCAGTGTCATCAACATTCAAACCTGTTGACATTTGTGGGTTGTAGTCAAGAAGACCTGCCATTGCAAGTGCGGAAGCAACGTCTGAAGAACAAACGATTACATTACCCTTACCACGGCGAGTTTCTTTAGCAATTGTATTTGCTTCTCTCTCAATGTGGAACATAAGTCCTTTGAACTTCTCAACTGACCAACGTCCATCTGCATCTGCAGCAAGATCGAAGATACCTGTGTTAGTTACCTGAGACTGAGCACCAAGTTTTGCGATACCGTACATTGTGCGAAGAACTTCACGGTTGATTTCTGCAGTGATTTCTGTAGAAAGAATTGTTGAAAGTTCTGCTTCTGCATCAAGTCCATGAACCGCTTTCAAGTCTTGTGAAAGTTCAGTTGTGTACTCAGCTTTCAATGCTCTTGTTTTTGCAGTTACTGATACTCTCTCAATTGAGAATGCCATTTGGTTGAAGTGACCATCTGCAGTCATTGTAGAACCGTTACCTAACAATTCACCCTGTGCAGTTGAACCGCCGACACCAGTTGTTACTGTTGAATTTGTCTCATCCAATGCATTTGCTGTGATAACAGCACCAGCGAATGGATCTGTACCTGAGTGATTTGGTCCTGCAACATCACCAGAAAACTCTGTGTTAGCTTCATTGAATGATGCTTCTGTACCAGTCTGACTAGAATAACGTGAACGCATCGCAAAGATAAGTCCAGTTGGTCCTGTCATTGGCTGTACACCACAAAGGTCATATGCCATTAGGTTTGGTGCAGTTCTACGAAGCATAGAAATGATGACTGGATCTGCATACTGGATATTTCCAGAAGCAGCACCTGTTGGTGCAACACTTGTTGGTGCCTCGTTAAGTTGATCCAAAGAAGAACGTCCTAAGGCGTTTTCTTTGATTGTGGCTTGTTCTGTATTCTCAAGAAGAATAGCAGTTACTGCCTTTCTGTATGGGTCTGTAATCTCGGCATGTTCACCATGGTCAAGAACAGGTGCCCACTTTTCTTTTAACTGTTGAACAAAGTTCTCGTTATAGTCGTGCATTTTTTTCTCCTTAAATAGATAATGTTTGTTCTATAATATTATTTATAAAATTTTAATCTTTAGGTTTATTTAGTGCTCTCGCATAAATATCCATAACCGATTGAAATTTATTTTCCTCTTTAACCACTGGCGAATCCTCTACAGAAGTTTCTAATGCACTCTCAGCGAGAATACTTTCGCTTTCCACACTTGTTTCAGATGGAAAATAATTATCTCTGATCAATGTAATCTTATTTCTCATATCATCGGCGTTCACGAAATCAACACTCTCAGAAAGTGTTCTTACTTTTTCAACCTGCGAAACTGTAAGTCCTTCTGTTACATCCTTTAGAATGATTTCGGTCTCTAGAGATTCAATTTTCTTTGTCAATTCGATATTCTTCTGAACTGACTCATCCAATTTTGTCTCTTTTTCCTCAAGAGAAGATAATGCATCCCCATAAAGGTCAATTTTATCTTCTGGAACATCAACATAGTTTTCCTCAAACAGAGTTTTGAGTCCTGACATGAAGTTTTCCATAACTTCTAACTTCAGTTTGTTTTCAACGGCGAGTTTATTTTCTTCAACCCACTCTTTAGCGACATAAGTAAGATACTCATTCACTTTTTCTGAAATATCTTCACGGATATGAGAAACTTCTTCATGAAGTTCTTTTTCATAATCTTCGTACATTTTTTCCAACTGTTCGTTTACTTTAGCAACTACAGCTGCTTCGAAAATGGTTTTAACTTGTGACTGGAATTCTTCAGTAAGTTCTTGTCCAGCAAGCATAGCATCAACGTCTTCTTTGACATCGATATCTTCTTTGGCAACCTTATAAGATGCATTCATTTTTTTCTTAGGAGACTCTTTGACTTCTTCTTCGTCTTCGTCTTCGTCTTCGTCACCATGCATATCTTCTTTCTTAGATGACTTAGACTCTGCGACTTCTTCATCGTCTTCGTCTTCATCATCTGCCATTTCTTTCTTAGAAGTTTTAGACTCTTTCTTTACTGATTCCTCAGCTTCGTCTTCGTCTTCATCATCACCATGCATATCTTCTTTTTTAGAAGTTTTTGCCTCAGTGACATTTTCTTGATCTTCTTGAAGGTCATCAATTAGTTCTTCTACCTGAGAATCAATCTCTTCGGCTTCAGAAGCAACAACTTCTTCAATCATATCTTCGTTTTTTAAATCTTCCATTTTGTTTCTCCTTAGAGTTTTAATTTATATTTATTTATAATATTTAAAGTTTTGACACAAAATCTTTGAAAACTCTCAGTTTTGTTTCTTCTAATTGTTGCCTTTTGGCCTTTTTGAGAGAGTCTTGGTATTCTGCAATTCGAGCTTCTCTAATAATACCGTTTTCCCAAACCCACTCTCTACCTTCCATAATACCTTCTACAAATGCATTAGGTGCAGAAGGGTCTGCAACGATGTCTGCGGCGGTTGCAAGATAAAAATCATCTTGAACAACATTTGCACCACCAGACTGTTTTACACTACCCATACCTCTAGAAGAAACACCTAAAGATGCACCTTCTTTAATAAGGTTATTAACGATAGCGCCATAAGGAGTATCTGTCATAATTTTTGCTTTACCAATAAAATTATCACCATCTCTCTTAAGCTCTTTAATCATATGGGAAACTCTTTCCAGATTGATAGTCGGGCCTTCTGGGTGTCCAAGTTCTCCAAATGCTCTATTTTTTTGAATGTAGTTTTCGTTATATCTCTCAACTTCTCTTTCGAGAACTTCTGTAGGATATACTCTACCATTCCTATTTTTGACATTTGATTGCAAGAAAATACCTTCGATAAAAAGGTCTTTTCCTTTAGATTCTACCAGAATGTCTTCAACTACTTCTGTAATTAGTTTCATAGTCCTGTCCTTCTTTGAAGTGATCTTCTTCTACGGAGATTTGCAACATTAATCTTGCCTTTTCTTTTTCTTGCGGAACGAGTATTTCTAATACTCATTTTTCGCATATCGCCTGGATTAATCTTGACCTCTCTCTTGTTAATTACTTTATAACCGGCCTTATCAGACACATATTTAATTTTTCTCTTACCTTTTCTGATGACTATTTTTCTTTTAACAGCTTCATCTAAGTCATCCTCCAAGAATTCTAAAAAAGAATGCATCTTTTAAACCCTTTAATATTTATTCTTCGTTTTCAACATCACTATGTACAGGATTATTAAACATTGTTTTTGCAAAATCCTGTTTGTAATTGTCGATTTCTTCCTGTCTCTTTGCATCAAGTAATGATTTAATATCATCAGTAACAGCGGACGCTTTACCTAAAACAGAATTATCTACAATATCTATTGTTATATTATTTATATTATCTTCATTCTCTGTCATTTAAAAACCCTCATCTTCTTTTTTACCAAAAAGCGGATCATCCGCCTCTTTCGCAATTTCATCTTTCATATTTTTAATTTCTTCATCACTGAGTTTTAGAATATTTCTCTGTACCCAAGTGTTGGAGTAGTACTTGCCAATTTGATCTGCCATCTCACCGGCGAGTGTAATCCTATCTCTAATCATTTCAGAATTTTTAATTTCTGAATAATATGAATCTTGTGTAAAATCAAAAATCAATTCTTGTGAGATTGATTTCCACTCTTCTGATGTAATCACACCTTTCAAAATCAATTGTGTCTTAAGTAAATCTAAAAATAAATTACTAAATTGATTTCTAAGTCTAACAATAAATCTATTAAATTTATATTCATCTCTAGAAATTTCAGTCGCTCTTCCTAATGCAAGAGACTGATCTGGTTCTAATCTAGATGCAGGAACATTTAAAGATTTATATAACTTTTTCTGGAAGTATAATACATCTTCCATTTCTCCCAAATTTGTTCCGCCAGGCAGAGTCTCAATTTCTGTTCCTCTACCACCTTCTCTTCTTGGGAACCAAAAATCTTCCAACATAGACATATGTTTGCGTTCATCTTTAATTTCACCAGTAGATGAATCATATGCAACTTTATTCTTATATCTATTCATAATGTCGGCAATATATTGTTCTGCCTTAATTTTAGGAAGATTACCAACATCAATATAGAAAACTCTTCTTTCTGGTGCTCTTGTCCATCTGTATATTACTACAGAGTCTTCTACCATTTTTAATTGATTTAGTGCTTTAATTGCCTTGTGTAAGTATCCAATTGTATAATTTCTTTTTGCATCTTTTAGTCCAGAACTTACATAAGCAATCGCATCAGGAGAAATGGGAATGCCTGTAGTTTTATCTGCACCATTAATAATACCCTTTTCATTATACAAATAAAATTCTTTTACTGATTTAATTAATGTGGGCCCACCAGGCTTTTCGTCCTTTTCTATTTCTTTGACTTTTTTGATAGTGCGTGGGTCGATTTTTCTGAGTTCTTTGATACCTTCTTTTGGTTTATTTTCATCAATAATGATGTGAAAATAAAGTCTTCCATCTATATACCAAGATCGAAAGATATCGTATCCTTGATTTTTAAAATCAAGAATATTTAAAATGTTATTGAATTCTTCTGTGATTTTTCTTCTTACAGTTTCTGTCTGCTCAAGATTTTTAGTTAATAATTTAACTGGATAATCATCCGTTTCATTAACTATTGCTTCAGAAACAATATCGTCAATAGCAACCTCGACTTCTGGATAGATTGACATATCTCTATATCTATCGATAAGTTCTTGATCGCTTCTTGCGGTATTTTCTAAATTTAAGAATGTACTGTAAAAATTCGAAGAAACTTCTAAGGTGTCTTCATCATTCGCCCCACTTGGTGGGACGAATGATTTAAGATTTTTGTTTTCCTCTCCAGTTTTTAGAAGAGTGAAGCCAAATAATTTAATTTCCATACTATATCCAACTCTTTAATTATTTAAATTAAGAAGTTACAACGTTATCATGCTGCCAATAGTCATATGCGAATGTTGCTGTAAATTCTTCCAACTGATCGTTTGCGTCCCAAGAAAGTTCTACTGCACCTAGTTCAGTAGGGAATAATCCTCTAAACTCGTAACGAGCGATAACATTTCCTTGTCCGTCCTTGCCGTAATGTTCTACAAATGCATTTGATTTGTAAGCGGCAAGCGAATTTGATGCAAACTGTTGTGTATTCAAGTTATGTTGATTGATTGCGTTCATCCACTGTTCCAGAGAATTTCTTACACCAAACTCTTCAGTATTGATAACAGTAACAGTCCATGGTTCAAATGTTCTATTACCAGCAACCCTTACCTGTCTACCAAAGTAAGGAACATCAATCTGAGCGATTGTTGAAGAAGGAATCTGAGCAGCTCTTACAACGAATGCAAGTTCTGTTGGGGCGGCAGCACCTACCCCAGCAGGGAAATTCATTCTAACTCTAAATAAGTTAGGACGAGCGCCACCATCTGCAAAGTTTGACTTAAATTGTTCTATGTTGAATGCCATTGTTTATTTTCTCCTGTTTTCTAATCTATTTATATTAAACTGCACCAACAATTTCATCAAAATCAACACCAGTTCTAACTGCAACAAAGTTGAGTTGAATGAAGTTGATCGATCTTGCAGGTTTAATGTAGATGTCACCCACGAATTGATTCTGATCAATCACTTCGGCAGTGTTGTTTGTTTCATCACAAACTACTCTGAAGTCGTAAATACCTCTTCTTCCTTGTACTTCACGCAAGAATGGTTCGATAAGAGAAGTAAACTGTGATCTAGTGAACTCATCATTGAACTCAAACAGAGTGAACTTGGCAGCGGCAGCAATAGACTTTTCAAGTACAATAAACAATCTTCTAACATTGATTCTACTGAATGCAGAACTCTTGGTAGTGAATGTCTTATCACCAAATAATACTGTTCCCTGTCCAGAGAAGTTAACGACTGGATTAATTGCATTTTTATACAACGAATCTCTGTCTGCTTTGTCCTGTGTTTGAAGTGTTTTAACAACATTTTTGATGTTACCACGGTTAAATCCGGCAGGAGAATACCATGCATCTCTTTCTTGTTCACTTCTAACCATCAAACCAGCAACATCTCCATTGAAAGGAACCCAACGGAACTTGTCAGCGTACTTATCATACTGATATTTATAGTTTGAATCTACAAATGCATAGTTGTTTGAACCAACACTTCTCCAGAATGCAATTTGTGCATCCGAACTTCTTGCATTTGCATCAGTAACTACATCCGCATATCTTGGAGACAGACATGCAACTGTATCTTTTCTGTCAGAAGCAACTTGGATAAGTTTTGCAGCTGCAGCTCTTGCGGCATCTACACTAGATGCAATTTCAAGTGCTTCACCAGCAAGCAGGAATGCGATATCAACATTCTCAGAATCAGCAAACAAATCTGTTCCGTTAGAGAAAGCACCAGTTGTAGGTGAGATTCCGTTTCTACCGTTTCCAAACTCTCTTTCAACATATTGTTCTGCACCAGCTGCGGAACCTGTTGTGTTAAGTCTTGCAAAACTTGTCTTTGTTAATGTAATATCCTGACCCCAATCGGTAGTACCTGTTGGATGATTAAGAACATAAACATACTTCGACAAGTTGTTAATACGGTCAACATAGTAGATGTTTGTACCATCTTCAGTCTTACCGTTATTTGCTTTTGACATATTTTCTAAAACTTCTACTACTGTTTCACCAGCAGGAGACAATTCAGTAACAACAATCGAAATACCTTGTGCATCATTGGTTACTGGGTCAACGGTATTATCAGAAGCAGACGGAACTCCACTAAGAACCGCAGCGATTGATGGTTCATTGATTACAAAGTTATCATATGAAGACTCATCTACAAGATAGACCTTGTATCTATTACCAACAGAACCGGCGTCTTTAAATGCAAATTCGTGTCCACTAAATGCGGCATTGCCAAATCCAAGTGCATCAAATGCATCTTTATTTGGAAGATATACTGTTGTATTAAATGTATACGTTGTTTCTTCTGGTAAGTTTGTTCTTACAACGATGGCGTCACCACCAGCAGGAGCGGTTGCAAACAAGATTCTTGTTCTGTCTCCAACTAAACTAAATCCATTAGTTGCAGCACCTTCTGTGTATGGAACACCATTAACCGTAACTTCTACTGTTTGTGTTGCGTTAACAGCTTGTCCAAGTGTAAATGAACGTCTTGCAGGAACAGTAATAGTTACTGTTTCACCTGTAAGTGGTGCATTTGAAAGGAATGTGAAATCCGCACTGTTTGCAGCAATTGTAAAGTCTGTAGATGCATATACACCGTCAACATCATTTGTTGCAGCAATAGATTGATTTTCTACTGCATATGTACCTGGCGCATTTGTCAATGTGAAAACAGTCTGTTGTGCGACATTGACTACAACTTGGTCGTTTGCATCTGCGAACAATTTAATTGCAGTGTTTGCAGGAGCAGCAGCTGTTGCAGTATTTTCAAACTCATCTGGCATATACCAAACTTTGTAAATGTTACCACCAGCAACGTTTGGTGAAATTGTATCTACTGAAATGTCAACAGCAGAACCAGCAGTATTTGCTTGGAAGTCAAATGTTGCAGAAAGTCCAATTGTTGCAGCATTTACAGATGCAACATAATAAACTGTTCCGTCAGTAAGACCTACTGCAGCACCACCATTTTCTACATAGATGACTGCATCACCAACTTGGAAACCATGGTCTGCGTTATCTAAAGTAACAGTATCGTTTGTGTCAGAAGTCAGCGTAATTCCACCACCATACTTTTGGAAGAAGTAAGCTACAGCGACTCCATCACCATTATATGTTCCTGCATCAGCGATTTCTGCGTCAGAAACTCTATCATATACTGGATAATAAAAACCAGAACCAAGATTTGTTGTTGCAGCACTAACTGCGGCACCATCCGATGAATGGATGTAATATGGCCCAGAGTTTGCTGTTTGTCCAACTGGTGTTTCAAATGTGATTGCTTGTCCAGATAGAGAGTAACGTGCTGTTGGAACAAGTCCTCCAGAAGTTTCATTTACACCTCTTACAGAAACCTGAACATCAGAACCAGAAAGAATACGA